CAGGGCCGTGCGGGCACGGCATGCCGCCTCGCCCGTGACCTTGCCGCTGCCGACCTCGGCCTTTACGAAGTTCAGCGCGCCCTGCGAAGCCAGCACCTTGTTCAGCACGGTCATACCGGCATTGGTCAGGTAAGCCTCCATTACATTGGCCATAGTGGGTTCAACTCCTTTCAGTTGGTTGCAACAGCGACGCGGCTGCTGTTCGCGTAGGCAAGGGCGCCATAGCTCACAATATCTGCGTCGGACTGTTCATCGGAAATGTGCGGCGAGATGCCGATTCGCGCCGAGCTGCACGACACGGTACATCCTCGCCGGCTGTTCTGGGCATAGGTCACGAAATCCGCGCCCGGCTGCCAGTTTTCCAGAATATACAGGGTAAACAGAAGCCTCAGAATGCCGTTCATTGCTACGAACCTCCGATCTGTGCCGCTGTCCAAACACCGGCATTCGACTTGATCCAGATTTGCCCGAGATCGGCAGTATACGCCACCGATCCGGCAGGCGCATCGGAAGGAAGATTGTCCAGATCGAGCAGACTGTCCACAAGGATTTCCAACTTGCCCGTAAGATGGATATCCTTGGTTGCCGGGTTTGCGCCGACGATGCTGAATGCCATGGGAACACCTCCTTTACATAAACGTGGGCAGGCGTTTCATGAAACCATGATCTGCATTCGGGCCGAGCTGCAGGGTACGCAACTGCCATAGAGCATTGAATCCGATTGTTCGGTCTGCTCATCGAGATGATTGAAGAGAACCAGCTTCGCCAGATTGAACAGCACTTCGCCGTCCCCCATGAACGAATCCGCTGCCTCTGTTTCCTGGTCGATATGGTTGTTGATTCCAAGCTTTGCGGCGTTGGATGTGGGTATCGTTCCGGAGTGCATCGGCGGCGATGCCTCAGTCTCGGTGTCCAGATGGTTGTTCACGCCGATCTTCGCGGAATCCGCGAACACGTCGCTGTCGGCGTTCATGGGGCCGCCTTCCATGATGGTGTCGTCCGTCAGCTCCACATTCAGACCGACGCCTCCGGGTTTCGGGACGATATAGCCGCGCAGGATCATTTCGATCATCGTCGGCTCGGTGTAGCCGGTGATGTGAATGTCCATGCTCATGTCCTGGTTGTCGCGGTAGGTGGCGTCCAGCTCGCCGCCGACCGAGGCATCCCACATTTCTTTGAATCGCTCGTTCGTGCCATCCCATCCGTTCTGTACGATTCTGGACAGCATGACCTTGCGGAAGGTGTCATCATCCAGCAGCGGCGGCATGCCCGGTATGCTGACAGGCGGGAACCGGCGATCCACGCCGACGATCCCGCCGTTCACGTCGAGCTGGGCTCCGACAGCCTCACGGACGAAAAACGCCCTGGGCATGTCCTTGACCACGCGGGTGACGTCGTCCACCTTCTCCAGCAGCGCCGTTACGTGGGCCATGTACCTTGGCTTGGAGGCGTGTTGGGATTCGATGTCATCCAGGTATCGCTGGATATCAACATCTGCCATGCTGACACCCCCTTATGACACGTTGACCGTGATGTTGGCAATGCTGCCCCTGGCCACTTCATCGTAGCCGATCACCACGTCGTTGGTGCTCTTTGTCTGGCCATGCCGCGCCGCCCGCACGGAGGTGATGGAGAAGGTGGGAGTGCGGAAGTCTCTGTTCACCTGCTGGGCCACCATCCAGATGATCGAGGTAGTCAGGTCCGTGCCGATGGAGAAATCCTCCAGATATGTCACGATAGCCGACTTTATCTCGTCGGGCGTGGACACATTGTAGCCGGAGCGGGTGGTGATGTTGATCTCGATGTCGATGTCGACATACTGGACGCGGGAAAACTTGATGTTGTAGGTCTGGCCATACTCGTCGATGATCTGCACCGTCTGATTGCCATAGGTGCCGCAGCCGACGCCCTTGCGAATCAGGATCGTGTTCGCGATCTCATCGGAATCTCCGCTCTCCACGACAGCGCAGATGCTATGCGCCGGAATGCCATTGGCATCCGTGGAGCCGGTGTCGTTCTCGTACACCGCCACACGCCTCACGTTGTCCAGAGATTCCAATGCGCCCTTCATTCCCAACAGCATGGACTGGGAGGGCTGGGCGACACTCTCGGCGCGACGGGCGCGGAGCTGGCTGTCCATCTCCACGGCGGTGCCGGTGGTGGAGTCGGCCGGGTTCGTGACACTCGTCCAGCCCTGGGTCGGCGTCATAATGCGCGTGATCGTGTTGGCCTGGGCGGTGATCGTGCCGGCGTTCTGGCAGATGGATTCCACGGACGCGACACCGTTGTCGTCCAACACAACCTCGTCAGGCAGAAGCCAAATATTCCCAGCGTCGTCCGCTGCCGCGCCGTTTACGATGACGGCCCTCGGAGAGCCGGTCAGCGTCAGCGTCGCGGTGGAATTTGTGCCGGTCTTCCGCTTGATGCCGTTGATCGCCACGATATAATCAAGCCCCGTGCCGATCGCGGTCACGGGACTGTGGGCGTTGTAGGCAATCTCCATTGCCTGGTATGTATCGAATATCTTTTCGGCGAACTTGGAGAGCATCTGGTAGTCCTGGGAATCATTGCCGAGGTAGATGCCGCTGCCGTAGATCGTCTGCATATCCTCGATCAGATCTTCGAGGATGTCGTTGTATGTCGGGTAGTGCAAACCGCTCTCGTCGACATACGGGGCAAAGTAGCTCATACGCTCACCTCCACGGGTACGTCACCGTGTACGGTGTGCGCCGTGCAGGTGAAGTAATAATGTCGGTCCTTGACGTAGGATTCGATGTTCGACACCGAGTTGACGCCGACGGTGGATGTGATGCGCTCAATGACCATCAGGTCGATCTCGTCCACGCGCCCCTGGCTCACCATCGAGCCGAGTATCCCCGTGAACCACGGCAGGGCCCCGGGATCGTCCTCCCACCATTCGTCCTCGCAGGCCCCCAGGCGCGTCTTGAGCACCTGCGCCATAGCCTCGCCGCTTTCCAGGAATCCGGATTCGCCGGTGCAGCCAAAGACCATATCTCCGTTCTCGTCGACCTTTCGGTATTTGAGCTGGGTTTCATACTGCGCAAGCATGATTACGTCACCCCTCCCGTCGAGCCGGAGCCGGTGGTGACGCCGGAGTGCTTATGGCTGCTGTAGGACTTGCCGTTGATCTTGACGGTGCCGAAGATATTGACCACGTTGTCGATGATGCTGATCCCCGCCGTGCCCTCGTCATTCTGCAGGCACACGCCGTCCTCCGGCAGCTCCGGCTTGTTCTGCTGCGACCAGCAACCGAGAATGGCAAATCCGTCCGAGAGATCGTGCCGCCGGTTGTCAGCCTGGGATTGCACGTCTCCGGATTGCCACCAGGAATCAATGCAGCAGTCGGCGAACACGACCAGGCACTCGTCGCCCACACAGGGAGAAAAGCCCAGGACATAGCCGCCGGCGCGGGGCATGACCACGGGAAGGTCCACAAGAAGCGGGATCTCCGATTCGCTCGTCATGCCGCCGTTTGATACCTTCTCGCGGATGGCCAGCCGCACATCGACTGTCTGCTGGGTGGCGTCCCAGGCTTCCACAATGCCAGGCATAGCCACACGGATGTCGAACTGTACGGAGTCACCCATAGCCCTCAACACGCTGCTCATGTCAGCGGTTCTTTCGTCTGTCGTTCTCACACAATCACCTCCAGGGATTGGATTCTCCGGAGTTCATACCCGCGGGCTTCGCGCCGGACTGAGTAATCGCCTCGAACGTCATGTACCATTGATCGCCGTGGGTGTCGCCCTCGACGGTCAGCTTGACGATGCGGTATACGCCGTCGGCATTGACGGCGGTATACTTCGTCTCGCCCTCGGCCACCTGCTTCGGCGTCACCAGCTTGGAGTTGATATAGATCAGTGTGTTCAGCTTGATCGAGGGATTAATCAGGCATTGGCCCTTCACGCCGTCGTCGGTCTGCTCCGGCATGCCGATCAGTCCGGTCATAGGGTTCAGCTCCACCGCCTGGTTCGAGGCGTAGTCCTTCGCCGCGACGATGTTCACCTTGCCGTCCTCAATGTAGAACTGGCCGTTACTGTTGGCGGCCACATCCCGCAGGTACTTGGCCGACTTCCCGAACAGCACTTTGCCGCGGACCAGCTTGGTCTGCGGGATTTCGCCCGTGATCGCGCCTCTGGCCACGTCAGCGTTCATACACGCCACGATCACATCATCCTGGGTGGATGCCTTGGAGAGCGTCTTGGCGGTGAAGGCGCTGTTCAGATACACATCGCCGTCCTGTACGATCAGT